CACCGAAAAGAAAGCTACGAATACTTATCGCTTGATGATTGGTTGCTAACTTATGGCAATGATTTATCCGATCAAGATTACAAAGAAGGTCAGGCAATTGTAGCATTGTTTGATTAATTAATATGTTTAAGATATACTAGATAATCAGTCAGATTTAGTCATGAAATTTGGACTTTAAACTTTAACCCGATATCAAAAAGGTATCGGGTTTTTTTATCCCGACCCGACCTGGTCCCGACCCGACCTGGTCCCGACCCGACCGCCAGCTCAATTTATTTTATCCCGACTCGAACCAAATAATAACTTGCTATATGCTGGTAATTCATGGTAATGTTACCTAGTCAATAACTCAGGAGTAAATTATGAAAAAACAATTTAAGCGTTTCTTTTCTGTTGATAGTCCGAAAGCTATTAAGGCTAATAAGTATGGTTATTTAAATGCCATTAACTACATGGCCCCACACACTACGGGTGGCGTGGGCAATCTTTGCCCGAATGCAAGTGAGGGTTGCAAGTCTTTGTGCCTTGGCAAGTATAGTGGCCAAGCTTCATTTGTTAAGGATCTAGAAAACGGCACGAACAATGTTCGTGAAAGCCGAATAAGAAAAGCCGAGTATTTCATGAATGATAGAAAAGCTTTTTTATCTGAAATGACCGACCACGTTAAAGACCTAGTAAAAAAATCGGTTAAGAATAAGCTTAAACTATGTGTTCGGCCAAACGGATCAACAGACCTTGCCTTTGAAAAGATCAAAACGGACAGCGGAAAATCAATCGCAGAATTATTTCCGAATGTCCAATTTGTGGATTACACCAAAAGCATGAAGCGGGTTCTTGATCCAAAACGCCCAAGCAACTATCACTTAACTTTTAGCTTATCGGAAACTAACAAGGCGGAAGCCGAAAAAGTTTTGAAAGCTGGTTTTAATGTGGCAGTTGTTTTCGGCAACGGAATGCCAAAAACTTTTATGGGTCATAAGGTCATTGACGGGTTAAAGCATGACCTTAGACACTTGGACCCTTCACCCGTGATTGTCGGATTAGAGCCTAAAGGCAAAAAAGCATTGGAAGACAAAACGGGTTTTGTAGTAAGAGATTATTAACATGGATCAACTTATAATAAATTTATTGAAAATAATTTCAATTCTGATGTAATGTTTAATAATAAATCAACAATAAGGCGTGCCAGTTGTTGACACATCTCCCTTAAGGCACGCCCGACTAGGTTGCGCTCCGTGCCTAGTCAATGGACCCCGACCCCCACCAGAGGTTGGGGTCCTACTTTTTAAAACTACCATAAACCCCGACCCCTGGCCAAGGATCCAAACCAGACCCGACCCGATCCCCGACCCGACCTCTGGCAACCTCTAACATCCCGACCACCAACCCCGACTCACTGTCCCCCGACCACAATGGCTTAACACCCGACCCCGAACCAAGGTCCACTCCTCGAAGTCCCGACTTCACCAACTCCCGACCATGAAGCCCGTCAAACAAATATAGGTGGGGGGAAGAGAGGGGGTGTACTAAGTAAAAACTTACACCTCCAGATTTACAATAGGCGTAATTCCAAGCAATTTGATGAGCAGATATATTTATTGCGTTAGTTTTAGTTATTTTAAGTTCAATCCAAAAGGGAATGGCCTCCGCGCATATATGAACGTCTGGAACTCCTCCACCGTAACGATTTTCAATCCGTGTGATGTTCCAACTTGGAGGTATCTTTGACTTTATTCTGTTCCAAAGAAGTGTCTCTGCTTTCTGACTCATTTATGACCTCATATTCTGCATCTACGAAAGCATGCGGGTGTGACTTCCTAAGTTCTTTGAGTCTGGATTCTATCTCCTGACGGTCCATATTTTCGATAGCGTGATAGTGATTTGTCTCTCTTCTATCAATAGTAAGACCACCTAAAGCTGATCTAGTTTTCTCAGCATTAATCGCCGCCGAGAATTGTCCTGCCTCTTCCGCATTCATGGATAGTTCTCTTAATCGTTTAAGCTGACCCATGAGAGTAACACCATAACGCTTTTCTCTATCCTCTCTCAACTCAGCTATATATTCTGCAACATGAGGAAACAAGCTGGCATCTAAAAGTTTATGCGCTTGTATACGAGCGTTACCATCTCTGTTTGAATAACCTGCTAACTTAGCACAACCTGCATTGGAATTAACTCCATCTACATAATGTTTAGCAAACTCTTTTTGTCTGTTCGTTAGCTTTCGTCCGTGAGCTTCTTCGATCTCTTCGGCTTTAGTATCGATTCGTTTTTTCATGCCCTCTATATACCACTAATTTCAGATTATAAAAGCAATCTCTTCAAGATGAGATCTGACTACGGTAAGAAAACGATACTAAAAGTGTAACGAAACATACTGTTTTGTAACGAAGTGTAACGAGTAGTGTAACGAGTAGTATTTATATATTTCAATAAGTTAAGTACTGTTTTTAGGTACTGGTTACACTTTTACACTTTTTTTGATAAAAAATTTACTTTTTAAAAACTTTTTTTCAAATTGACTGTATATAGAGACGAACGCAACGAACACCACATTCTCCGGGGCAACCATGAACCGTGTACCATGGTCAGTGGTAATATATTCTTGACATTAAAATCTAGCTGAGTTAACCTACGAAATAAGTACACGATAGTTAGTCAACAACTACGGAGATAATACTATGAAATATATTATGCCTAAATTACCCAACGGCAAGAGACCGCCAAAAACGAAGACGTTTGATGGTGCAACTAAAGTTGTTGTTCACTTGAACGATGAATGCCCTCGCATTGGTTCGGGGAATCGCATGGTGTGGGCAAAGTCTGGCAACAAGTGGGCGTACCTTTGCGATGTTATGGGTAACAGAGGAAAGATGCGTGTGGCTGATTTTAACAGAGTTGTGAAGGAGTAGATCATGACCTTTGATTTTGAATACGAGCTACCATCAGGACAGGTTGTTATGGTTGAGGTAGATGTTGAAGCTGGAATGCGTGGCATGGCTCAGACAACCGAGTTCGCTGGCGAACCTGACGAAGATCCAGTTATCGAATTAATTTCTACTACTGTCGAAGGTAAGGACGTTGACCTTGATGATCTTTGGTTCAGGAAATTTGGATCAACGGAAATGATCAATGTGATTAGAGACATGGAAGACAAAGCTTGGGAGAAATACAGTGACCAATAAATATGTAATCGAACACGACTTTACATACGGCTGGGATTTATTGAATGATGAGGAGGTCGATGCTTATGACACGAGGGCGGAAGCTCAAGAGGCTATTAACGACATGATAGCCATGACTGAGGAAGCTTTTAAGAAGGGTGACATGGATGAGGCTTATGACCCAGAAGATTACAGGATAAAAAAGGTCAGGGTGTCTTTGCCCATATCTCCTTATTACAATGCACATCCTGATCGGGAGAATGATCCAGATTATTCTGAAACAGATCGCAAGGTTGATAATCTTCTTACAAGAGAACTGAAGACTTTCGACTACAAGGGCGAAGATATTTTTACGGATGTAGGAATCGTTGTTGCCAACACTTTGCACAAGTGCGGTGGTTCATGGACATTGGAGATACATCCAGATCTGGAGGATCGTTTTAAACAATTGCTTGATGATAATGAGAGGGCTTTTAAATGAGAAACCATGTCATTTCACTATACGATTATACGGGTGAAGCTTTGCGTCCATGGGCAGAGGCTGGTTATCAATGTTTCGCTTATGACATTCAACACAAGCCTGACAAGAAGGGACTTTGGGGTGGTCTTGATAGAGTTGAGACCTTTTGGGAACGTGACGGTGACGGTGGTGGAAATATCTTTTTCATCCACGCTGACTTATATGACCCTGAGACTTCCCTTAAAATACTTGCCCGTCATAACAACAAGGTTGCTTTTCTTTCAGCCTTCCCTCCATGCACGGATCTGGCGGTCAGTGGTGCAATGTGGTGGAAGAAGAAGGGCGAAGCTAATCCAGACTTCCAGACGGAGGCATCTGATCATGTTAAACGCTGTGCCATGGTTGGTGATGCGTTTGACTGCTCTTACTACATAGAGAACCCCATTGGTGCGTTGTCCAGATTGTGGCGTAAACCCGATTACAAGTTTGATCCATGTGACTTCGGTGGTTACTTGCCTGAAGATGATGTGCATCCACGTTGGCCTGAGATCATTCCGCCAAGGGATGCCTACCGCAAGAAAACCTGCTTGTGGGTTGGCAATCGGTTCAGGATGCCAAGGTCAAATGCCGTGGCTCATGAGACAATGGTCTATGACCGCAAGGATCCCAAGAAGGGTAAGAACTATTCTCCTGTCGCCGGGAAGACAGGGGGAAAGTCTCAGAGAACCAAGAACATACGTTCAGCTACACCGAGAGGTTTTGCCAAGGCGGTGTTCTTGGCGAACGCCCAGTACAACTGGGTGAATACGGAAGAGTCCATACTGGGTGGCGTGCGTCATTATGGTAATGGCGTAATCGTTAAAGGCTACATTGATTAGAAAGGAGAAAGTTATGTTTATTGGAGCAAGATATAAGTTACAAGACAAAAAGGAACAAAGTTCTTTTACCACTCTTGGTTACAAGACTATTGAGATCCGGGAGCGTGTTTTATTTCGAACTAACATAAAGGACAACAAGCATGAGTCTTATGACAAGATCGAAGTTTACGACTACATGCTCTATTGCATTGTCGATGGAAATGACACGGATGAGATACTAGAGGATGAGCTGTCGTCAGAAATAGTATCTGGCATTTACAAATATGATGGAGAAAAAATTTGAAAAATAAATACAGAGAAGAAGATATTAATTTGCGTGTGCCTTGCCGAACTAACTTGAATAAGGTTCAACAAATAATGTCTGAGAAGCTAGGTATTAAGTTAACTCAAAATCAAGTTGTTCAAAAACTTGTGAACAACTACTTGGAGGAAGTGAAATGAAAATATGTCAAGTATGTCATGGCAATGGATATTTGAGAAAGATTGTTTTAGAGCCTAGCCTTTGGTGTGCGGATCATAAAGACATTGATATTGAAACTATAGAAATTGAACAATGTGATCAATGTAAATCAGAGGGAGAAGTTCCTGATGCACAACTTTGAAAGAATGATAGATAATCTAACCAAGGCAAGAGACAATGCCAAGGATCCTGATTTCATAGCAATCTGGAATTATAAGTTACGTTTTTTACTAAAAAATATGTTAAGGGAGAATTACAATGGGTAGTGAAATACTGATAGGTTTATTGATTGGAAGTTTTATTGTAGGTTTTTGTCAAGGAATGTAGTGGTGTTACGCATTCTTGATTTATTCTCAGGAATTGGTGGCTTCTCGAGAGGATTTGAAGCCACTGGTTTCTTTGAGACAATATCATTTGTAGAAAACGAACCATACTGCCAAGCGGTGTTGAAACACCATTGGCCCGAAGTCCCGGTATTAGGAGATATAAAAAATGTCAAAGCCGAAGACCTCCCGACCCGACCCGATGTTATTTGCGGAGGATTCCCTTGCCAGCCATTCAGTCAAGCGGGAAGACAGCAAGCCCAAGACGACCCCCGCCATCTCTGGCCAGAAATGTTTAGGCTTATCAGGGAATGCCGGCCCACTTGGGTTGTTGGAGAAAATGTTGTTGGACTCATCCGATTGGGCTTGGACGAAGTACTCGCTGACTTGGAAAGCGAAGGTTACGCCACAAGGACGTTTAATATTCCAGCTTGCTCGGTCGGAGCCCCGCACCTCCGTCAAAGGTTATGGATTGTTGCACACTCCGACAGCGAAAGCGAACCAGATGGCTCCTTCGATGGCAACGCGGGACAACGGCAGTTGGGGTTCGAGTTTGTGGCCGACTCCAAGAGTTTCAATGGCAAATGGTCCATCAAGCAAGGAAATACGAGAGGGCAACCCGAAGAAAAGGTTAGAGACAGAAGTACAACTGTGGCCGACTCCAAGAGTAAGCGACACGGAGGGAGGGGTGGTAAAGAACGTGGAACTAAACAAGGGGTCGTTTTCCCGAAAAAATCAAAAGGGAGAACGGTGGGGCGTGAAGCTGAAGGATGCGGTGAGTCATACCGAGCAGAGCAGTGGTGGGAAGTTGAACCCTCAGTGGGTCGCCTGGTTGATGGGCTACCCAACCGAGTACCTCAACTCCGTGCCTTGGGAAACAGTATCATCCCCCAAATCGCGCAAAAAATCGGACAAGCAATAAAGGAGACCTATGATGTATATAAAAGAAAAATTTGCTAGGATAGTTGATCAAATAGTTCTGGCTAGAGCTAGAGCTGGTCACCCGGATTTGAAAATGATGTGGGATCATAAGTTGAGAATTTTACTCAAAGAAACATTGGGTAGCAGAGAGTGATTCCCATTTACAATCCCTTTTACTATCGACCTTTACCTGATGAGATTACAATCAGTCAAAGTGACATTGAGGGTCTTGGTATATTTGCTGTTGTTAATATACCAAAGGATACTGATCTTGGCACAACGCACATTAACGTGCCGATGTACAAAGGATTAATTCGAACACCTATTGGAGGCTTTTTAAATCATTCAGAAAAAGAAAATTGTTTTTTAGAGCTGATTCATGATTGGGATGATTGTCAGATTTATAACCTAGTAACATCGCGTAATATAAAGAAGGGTGAGGAGCTAACGTTAGATTATGAGAAATAAAATCATAACTTTGTTATTTTTATTATCACTATTGTTCCCGGCAAAAGCTGTTAGTGCAAACGAACAATATTGTTTAGCTGAAGCACTTTACTTTGAAGCTCGTAATCAGGGAATATTGGGTATGATAGCTGTAGGAGTAGTCATACAAAATAGAGTTGATCATCCTAATTATCCCGATACAGTGTGTGGGGTTGTAAGACAAGGTAGGTATTGGAAACACATTCCTATAAAGAACCGTTGTCAGTTTAGTTATTGGTGTGATGGAAAGCCAGAACGTCCTAATGACAAGGATTCATGGAACTTAGCCCAAGGCATAGCTTTTAATCTGTTATTGAAAGAAATAGAAATTGTAGGTCTTGAAAAGGCAACACACTATCATGCTGACTGGGTTAGTCCTGATTGGTCTAAGATCCTCGAAAAACGTTTTAAGATTGGTCAACACATTTTTTATTCTAATTAAATTTCTTTTTTGTAATCAGGTATTACATCTTCTTCTTTATGACATAAAAAACTTATATCTTTAACCAACTTATCTTTTGGAATCATATTTAAACTCCATAGTCTCAAAGATATGATGTTTTCAAAAAAATATTTTTCACACTTTACAAAAGAATCAAAAACCATGGGGCCTTCTTCTTTTGTTCCTACTTGGAGAAATAAAGATTTGTCAGGATAAAACAAATGTATGACTAAAATTAAAGCATACTTAATCATATTATTCTCCTTTTAATAGCATCTAATTCATATCCCATCGCACAAAGAAGACTTTCAATTTTGTATATTGAAGGCTCTACAATCTTACATCTTTCATAGTTTTCTATGGTGCTTGATCCAACACCAGATAAAGAAGAGAGCTGAGTTCTTGTAAGTCCAGCTTCTTTTCGTATATCTGTTAATATAACAGACCAATGTTCTTTCTGTTTGATCATTTATCCTCATTAATTTTTAGTCATGTCAGAAATATCTAGGTCTTCTAAAATATCTTGAAAATCAGCTTCTTCATCTCCATCAAGTATACTCATTGTAGAAGTCATGAGCCTAGCAAGGACATTCATAGCTTTTTCAACACCCATTTCTTCAGCCCCCAGTTCAAGAGCCGCTCTAAAAAGAACTATTGTTTTTGCTTCCATATTCAAATCTGTAGTAGCCTTTGTAATGATTTTTATATGATCATAAAAATCATCCAACGGAGTATACTTTTTGTTCATTTCTTTTTCCTATTTTTTTCTACATCTGAAAATAATACTCTAAATTCTGCATCCGTGGGTGCTGTTTGTGCAATTTCCACTAAAAATGAAATTTGTTGAGCAGGGGATCTTTGATTTTTATCTGCTAGTTTCCATAATTTTTTCCAAGTAGGTATGGGAACAGCAACACTTTTATATCTTTTAATATCAGGCATGTCTTTATCCTTTATTCAGGTAGTTTGAGTTTCCACATGATATACGGCTCATCACAGCCGTTCATGCATATTTGAGCCGGAATGGACTTGGAGTTAGAATCAAGTGGAGATTTTCCGACATAATGCCACTCGGCTCCTTGTTTTATTTGTTCTTTGACTTTGTCAAAAAATTCTTCGTTGTCTGCAATAAACATACTTGCAAAAGAAATAGTTAAAGCTGTAATTACTTCCATAGTAGTTCTCCTTTTATGTGAGCCACGTTTTTAATTCTTCACCCATAACAGTGGATGCTATATCCATCTTGTTACGAAGTGCCTTAACAATCTTCTCATCAATCGTTTTTTCTGAAATAAAATCAATATAATTCACATGATCTGTTTGACCAATTCTATGAGCTCGGTCTTCTGACTGCATACGAACAGCCAAGTCAAAACTGTTTGCAAAATAAATAACATTTTTTGCAGAGGTTAACGTAATTCCGTAACCGCCAGTTTGCGGGTTGCCAACAAAGAACCGTGCTCCACCTTCTTGAAACTGTTCAATGGCACTGACACGTTCTTCATCTTTCGTGTCGCCAAAGTAAGATACCGTGGACCCTGGTCCATGTTCCTTGGTCAGTGCTTCAGTAATGCGCTTTACATCATACCTGAACCGTGACCAGATAATTGCCTTGCCTTCGATCTCTTCGAGGCAGTCAAGTAGTTCGTTGAGTCTGTTATCTTTAATTTCTACAAACTCACCTTCATCAGATTTAACATGACCAGACAGAACCTGTTGCATCCTTAATAATTGGGTCATGACATTGTTCGCGGTCATGAAATCATGATCATCTATATGTGCGAGGGCAAACTCTTTTAGCTCGGTGTAAATTCTTTTCTGATCATCAGTGAGAGCAATGTTTCGTTGCGTATATATCTTGTCGGGTAAATCGAGACATTCATCCTTTGTGATTCGGCTAGAAAAGTTTTTTAATATTGAACCGAGCTGTTCTAAGTTTCGATAGCCGACAATTCGATTAAAACTATGAGTGCCAACGTGTTGTTTTTTCATGATGCAGTATCGATATTGAAACTGGAAAAAGTTATCTCCACAGTCACCCAGTAACTTTTTATTTAAAAATCTACATTGACTCCAGAGATCCATAGGCGATTGAGTAACAGGAAAACCTGTTAAGATCCGCTTGTACTTTGCCAACTCACCAACTTTAATTAGAGCTTTAGTTCGACTCGCCTTGGGAGATTTGATTGCAGTGGACTCGTCCACCGCCAATAAAGCTTCGGAAGATTGTAAAAGAGCTGTAAGGTACTTGCGACCCTTCGGGGATGAGAGTGCCTCAACATTCATAACAAGAATTTTAAAAGTATCTGAAGGCTCCAGAAGATCCTCTAAAAGTTTACGCTCTGATTTATTTGCCCCGGACTTCCAGATAGCAACAGTTCTATCAATATTATCAGGCATATGTGCGGGTATTTCTAGGTTCGCCCAGTTGCGATAAACGCCCTTGGGAGCCACAACAATGAACGTATTAATCTTACCCCTTTGAAAAAGCAACGAGGCATTGTCGATGCAAACCTTGGACTTACCTGTACCCATTTCCATAAGATAAGCCCAGTTGGTCTTGCTCCAGGATTCTCTTAAAACATCGTCCTGATGCTGATAGGGTTTAGTTTTGTAGTGATAATCTATGTCCATCATGCGTGGTAAGATATACCATAACATACCACTTGACAAGTAACTTTAGAGTCTTTATTAAAAAAAGTCAGAAATGGAGAAAGAATATGAGCGTCTTTGTTACCCAAGAAAATCCCCGAGTCAATATAGTGGCGGCTTCAAAATGGGGTGATCTTGAACCTTTGGCCTCACCATTCGATCAGGTTCACATAGACCCGTCTCGAGTTGTGGCGCAACTTAGAAGAAAGTTAAAGAGTTACAGTGACGATGACTGGTTATTGGCTATGGGTGACCCGGCCATAATCGGTATCGCTTTTGCTCTTGCCTCTTCTGTAAATCATGGCCGAATAAATATGCTGAAGTGGGATAAGATTGAAAAAATATACTACCCCGTAAAGGTAAATTTATTAGGTGGTGGAATTGAGAACTTAAACCCTGACGAGGAGATACGTTGATGAGTGAAAAAGAAGAACTTTGGGAAGCTATCGAAGCGGATGCTTCTAAATTTGATCAATTGACAACGGAAGGTGGATCTGAATTAAGCGAAATGATTCGGATTTTGTCGGATGTAAATAAGTCAATAATAGTAGCAGAGAAAACCGTTAAGTCTTTAAAGAAAAGCCGAGACCGTTACGTACATGAATACATACCTGCAAAAATGGCAGAAATGAATTTAGATAAAGTAGAGGTTGAAGGCAATAAGGTATCACTACAAACTTTTGTATCTGGCACTATGCCGAAAGATCCTATCGCAAAAAAAAACGCACTAGATCATCTTCGAGAGATCGGAGCAGGTGACTTCATTAAAAACGATGTAAGTGTATCGTTTGGAATTACTCAGGATAATGTTGCGAAAGATTTAGTTGCTGATCTTGAAAACAAAGGATACGAAACTTCGGCAAAGACTTGGGTAGAACCCATGACATTAAAAAAGTTGATACGTGAACGAGTTGAATCGAACCAAGAAATAGATCTAGATATATTTAACGCACACGTTGGAACAATAGCAAAGATTAAAGGAGAATAGAACAATGGCTAAAGCACCAAAAAAAGAGAACACATTACCAGCAGAACTTGCAAATGCATTTGAGGCTGATGCTGGAATGGGACTAGAAGATATAACAACAAGTGACATGCAGATGCCTTTTCTGCGAATCATACAGGCGTTAAGTCCACAACTTAAAAAGAATGACCCAGCTTTTATTGAAGGTGCGTCCCAGGGAGACGTATTTAATACTGTTACTAATAAAATCTGGGAAGCAGATAAGGGCGTAACAGTCTTGCCTGTGCATTTCATTATGAAACTTCTGGAGTTTGTACCGCGTCAGTCTGGAGGTGGATTTGTCGGAGAGTTACATCACAATAGTCCAGAAGTACGACAGGCAGTTCGTGACAAAGACTCAGGAATGGAATTGTTGCCAAATGGCAATGAACTTGTTAGGACGGCACAACACTATGTCAAAATTGTTCACGAAGATGGAAATCTGGAAAGTGCAATTGTAGACATGAAAAAAACACAAATTAAAGTGTCTAAGAAGTGGAATAGTCTGGCTCACATGCAGAAGCATAATGGGGCTACTTTACCAAGTTTTGCAAATACATACCAACTTAGCAGTGTAGAGGATGGCAACGACAAAGGTAGCTGGTACTCATGGTCTGTTAAAGTAGGTAGTCCTGTTCCGAGTATGGAAGCCTACTACGAGTGTAAGGAACTGCATACCAACATTAGAAAAGGAGAGTTGCAGATTTCTGTAGCTCCTTCTGATCTGATGTTGGACGATCAGTCCTCTGACGAAGTGCCGTTCTAGGAAGGGCTGCGGTCTCCCCGTCTGCACACGGGGGGACCACTTTTCTTATGGGGAGCGCATCAGAAAAATTCCTTCAATTATTTGAGGGATACGGAAAGGCTCATGGACAAACGGCTGTTTTAGATCGTGCCAGACATGGTAAGACACAAGCCAAATATCAAATTGTCCATGAACCGTTGACCGTAAATCTTGTTCAAGATCATCTAGATGGAAAGATTGGAGTTGGATCCATTCCTATTGATGAGACGAGCAGATGTTCTTTTGGTGCGTTAGATATTGACGATTATAATTTAGATATACCAGCTTTACTAAAAAAGGTTCAAAGATTTAAATTACCTTTGGTTGTGTGCCGTTCTAAATCGGGTGGTGCTCATTTATTTTTGTTCTTGTCAGAAAAGGTTTCTGCTTCAGAAGTTAGAGACAGGCTTGCAGAGTTTGCATCTGTTCTTGGTTGGGGCAATTGTGAGATATTTCCAAAGCAAGAAGAAGTTCGCGCAGACAGAGGAGACATTGGCAACTTTATAAATTTACCCTATCAAAATTCAAAACACACAACACGATATGCTTTGGCAAAGAATGGTGACAACTTATCCTTGACCAAGTTTTTAAAATTAGCAGATAAATTACGTATATCAGCTAAACAATTAGCTTCCATACAGCTCGGTTCTAAAAGCAGTGTTCTTCCAGATGGACCTCCTTGTTGTCAGCAACTAACAGAATTTGGAATACCAGAGGGTGGTCGTAATATGACTCTTCTGAATATTGGTATATACTATAGAAAATGTTCTCCTAATGATTGGAAGGAACTACTGGAAAATCACAACATGGACTATTGCAATCCACCATTACCAGCGAGAGAAATAGTTTCTATTCAAGAACAGCTTGAAAAAAAAGATTATGCTTTTACGTGCAAACAGGAACCTTTGCAAAGTCATTGCAATAAGTCCTTATGTCGTAGTCGTAAATTTGGAATAGGGTTTCACAACTCTCATCCTGTAGTAGGAGGGTTAACAGTTGTAGAGTCTGAACCTCCTGTTTGGTTTATTAATGTAGATGGAGCAAGGCTCGAACTGTCTACTAAACAGTTACAGATGCAGGTTGAGTTTCAGCGTGCTTGCATGGAACAGATGTATAAAATGCCAGCTAAGATGAAGGATAATGATTGGAGGGACCTGATAGACACTTTGTTAAATGATGCAACACGTATTTCAGTTCCTGATGAACTTACACACAGAGGACTGTTTATAGAATTAGTTGAGTCTTTTTGTACATCTAGAATCTCCGCTCATAGTCCAGAAGAGTTATTAACCGGGAAGCCTTGGACAGAAGAAGGTCTTACTTATTTTAAACTTAGTTCTTTGCAAGATTTTTTAAAAAGAAATGGATTTACGCATTATACTCGTGGTCAAATAACAGAACGTCTTAAAGAAATGAATGAGGGTGTTGAGGCGGACAAGACTTACAGATTTAAAGATAACCAAGATAGATGGAAATCGGTTAGAGTGTGGTTCGTGCCAGAAATGAATAGAGGAGAAGTAGATCTTCCAGAAGTTACGTTTGAACCAGAAGATCCACCATTTTAATGAATGAACGTTGGCTAGATTGTCCGTGGTGTGGAAAAGTTACCAGAACTTTATGGGAAGGTGACGATGAATTATGTTTGTCTTGTAAGAGAGTAGTAAATGCAAAGCGAAACGATACTGGGACCTCCAGGAACAGGAAAGACACAGACTAACTCCAATCGTGTCCGTAATTGTATTCAAGAGGGGATAGATCCTAATCGCATTGCGTGTGTTTCGTTTACACGTAAGGCGGCGGCAGAAAGTCGTGAACGTGTATCAAACGACTGGAACATTGACGAGCAAGATTTACCTTACTTTCAAACGTTGCATTCCATGGCGTACAGAGCAGGTGGATACAAGACAGATGACGTTATGTCGCCAAAGGATTTAAAGACTATCGGTATGGCTACTGGCGTATCTTTTGGAGTCAAAAATTCTAACACCGAAACAGATTTTGATAATCTAGGTGTATCCATGGGTGATAATTACATGAATTTGTATCATCTGTCTCGAAGTAAAAAATTACCGATTGAAGAAATGTATCGTATTACAGGAGATTACAATCTGAATTTTTCAGAACTAAATAGATTAGTTCGTGCTTATGAAGATTACAAGAACGCATATCACAAAATAGATTTTACAGACATGATAGAAAATTTTGTTGCATCAGATGTTTGTCCTGACATTGATGCACTATTTGTTGATGAGGCACAGGATCTGTCCACACTTCAATGGTCCATGGTCAATGTTCTTAGGAAAAACCCTCGCATACAGGTATTCACTGGGGATGATGATCAGGCAATTATGAATTTTCAAGGAGCAGATGTTAAAGCTTTTCTAAATGCAACGGAAAAGAAGACAGTTCTAAATCAATCGTACCGTGTTCCTGAAGCGGTGTGGGATCAGGCACAGAGTATTGTTAATAGAATACACGGTCGAGCCCCTAAAGAATGGTTTCCGAAAGAACGTGCTGGAAGTGTCAGGTATCATCAAAGTTTATGGGACATACCGCTTGGAGAAGGAGAGTGGTGTCTTATGGCAAGAACTAATAGAATTGCTTCTTATTACGCTTCACAATTAAGGGATGAAGGATGGGTGTATAGCCGTAACGGTCATCCTAGTATTCCAATTAAAACGTATGAAGCTATTATGGATTGGGAAACCTGGTCCAAGGGTACTTCCATATCTCCTTCCAAGATTAGAAATATCTATACCTTCATGAAAGTGGGTAATGGTTTTCAAAGAGGTTATGGTCCAAGGTCTAAAACACTTTTGATTATGGATGAAGAGGGTGTTTACAACATGTCTTATGCCAAAGACAATTTAGGATTGTTAGTTGATGGATCGATTAGATGGCACAGAGCTCTTGAAAAAATAGATCTAGAAACTAAAAACTACATTCTTAATGCCCTGAGAAGGGGAGATAACGTTAAAAGTCCTCGTATAAAAGTAAGCACTATACATTCTATGAAAGGTGGAGAATCAGACAATGTTATAGTCATTCCTGATATTTCTTATGCGGCTCATAAGGAGTATCAAAAAAATCCCTCTATAGAGCATAGAGTTTTTTATGTTGCCGTTACAAGAGCCAAGCAAGCTCTTCACGTGCTTTATCCAACAACCAATAGGAATTATGTGATATGAAACCAGAAGAAATACTAAACAAAGCTGCATCATTAGTTAGCGGAGATCGTGCCAAGCAACATGGAGATTATACCCAGCAACATAAAAGAGTAGCCGATTTATGGAGTGCTTATTTAAAAACACCTATAAGCGCACAAGAAGTAGCTTTCTGCATGGTTTTGTTAAAAATATCCAGAGATGAACTAGGATCTCCCAATATGGATGATGGAGTGGATGCATCTGCATACACTTCCATATGGGCAGCATTGTCTCAAAAAGATGCGTGAAGATTTATTTGACGAAAAAGTTTGGTCTCCTCCAGAGCATTTGCCAGATTTATCTGGTGAAAAGCTTATGTGCATTGACGTAGAAACAAAAGATCCAAAGATAAAAGATCTGGGTCCAGGGTGGGTTAGACAAGATGGAAAGCTTATAGGAATTGCTGTTGCTGTTTCTGGATGGAGTTCCTATCTTCCTATTGGTCATGAGGGAGGAGGAAACATGGCTAAGAGCCTTGTTCTTGGATGGCTTCAAGATCAGCTTAACCATGGCATGTCCGTTGTATTTCATAATGCTCAATATGACTTGGGTTGGTTGTTATCAGAAGGAATAGAGATCAAAGGAAATATTCTTGATACTATGGTTGCCGCACCAATTCTCGATGAGAATAGATTTAGTTACTCTCTTAACTCATTGGGTGCGACATATCTGGGGCAAAGAAAAAAAGAAGAAGATTTAAAACGTGCGGCAGATCAACATGGTGTAAATGCAAAAGCAGAAATGTGGAAGCTTCCAGCCGAAAGAGTTGCTTTATATGCAGAAGGAGATGCAGAACTAACCTTAAAACTATGGGACGTTCTTCATAACAAACTAAAAGAAGACAATTGTCAGGACATTTTAGAAATGGAGTTGTCTTTATTACCTCTTGTATTTGAAATGAGAAAACGTGGGGTTCGAGTAGACTTGGACAAAGCAGAGAAAACAAAAGCCTATCTTCTGTCCAAAGAAAAATCAATTTTAAAAGAACTATATGATGAAACGGGCGTTCACATTGAACCATGGAACGCTAAAAGCCTTGCTTCTGCCTTTGAAAATCTTAACTTATCTTATGAAAGAACACCTAAGTCAGATGCTCCAAGCTTTACAAAACACTTTTTGAAAACTCACGAACATCCGATTGCTAAAAAAATTCTGGAAGTTCGAGAGTATAATAAGGCAAATACAACCTTTGTGGATACGATTCTTAATCATCAGCATAATGGTCGCATCCATTGTCAGTTTAATCAGTTGCGCTCAGATGAAGGTGGAACTGTGTCTGGACGCTTCTCGTCAAGCCATCCTAATTTACAGCAAGTTCCCTCTCGGCACCCAGAAATCAAAGAACTTATCAGGGGTTTATTTTTGCCAGAAGAAGGATGCAAATGGGGAAGCTTTGATTACAGCTCCCAAGAACCTAGGTGGCTGATGCACTATGCCTCGATTGCTCCTGCAACTAAAGATAATGAAAGGGTAAAAGAGATCGTGCATGAATATCAAAAGTCAGATGTAGACTTTCATCAGATCATGGCAGACATAGCTGATGTAGATAGATACCAAGCAAAAATTATAAATCTTGGAACCATGTATGGTATGGGAGTTGGTAAGTTAGCATCTACTTTAGGAGATATACCTTTTGAAGAAGCCAAAGCAATACGAAATGAATATGATGAAAAGGTTCCTTTTATTCGTGCCCTAGCGTCCTCTGTAATGGATGCGGCTTCTAAACGTTGTGAGGTTAGAACTTTGTTAGGACGTAAATGTCGTTTTCCAATGCGTGAACCCAAAGGTTTTTCAATTAAGTCAAAAACATTAATCCATGCAGAAAAGCTAGAGGAGCAATGGAAGGAAATCATAGATACCCCGTTAGAAGAGAGACCAGATGATTGGCACAAAAAAAATCCACAAAACTATCAGGTTGCTTTTGTGTACAAGGCTCTTAACCGATTAATACAAGCATCAGCGGCAGATCAAACTAAAAAAGCTATGCAGAACTGTATTGGCAATGGTCATTGGCCCATGCTTACTGTTCACGATGAACTTTGTTTTTCTATAGAGAGTGATAAACAAGTTGTTGAAATTAAAGATATTATGGAGAACTGCGTACCAAAAATGAAGATACCTTCTAAGATAGATGTAGGTCTAGGAAAGAATTGGGGGTTAGCTAAATAGTAGAACCATCATCATCAGCAAAACCTCCGTATCCACCAAGGTCATCATCACTATCCACATCAGAGCTTACTTCAGAACCTTGTGCGGGATCTCCAGGGAAACCTGCACTAAATATTCCAGAACCTTGTACGGGATCTCCTGGACGGCCAGCACGATCCATATCATAATTACCAAAAGCTGCATTAAACATATCGTCTCTGATTTTACCCATCATACCTTCATTGTATATGTTTAAAATATTTTGACTTCGTTCTTGTAGTGATGGTGTGAATGGAATCATAGAAGAAATAAAATCTGAAAAGCCAAGCTGGTTCTTTTTTGGAACTCCGTAGTCGTCAAGCTGTTTGTTTAATTGAGAAAAGTCTAAAGCATTAAAAGCACCTTGACCAAGAATACCAGTTACAGGATTAACCCTACCAAGTGCGGATGCTACTTTAAGTCCTGCTTTTCCAATATTTAATGGATTTGGATTTTCTAAAGTATCTGTTACTGTTCTCGCAATAGGAGCTATAACTTTATCCTCTACAGCTCCTGTAAAATTCATTATTCCTCTCGTAAGATCATTATCAGGAAGTGCGTATTCATTTACTGTATCAAAAGGTTCTTTTTCATCAAATTTTAAATTATCTATAGTATTTATAGTTGCTTGAATAGTAGGATCACGAAGAGCAATTTCTTGTAAACTTTGTGAGTTAGGAACTAAAGAATTAAATACTTGAAGTGGAGTTTGAGGAGGAGGAGACTGCAACTCCTCATAAGGAACTGGATCGTTACTTATTTGACCAGATCTTCTCAATAACGCTTCTGAAACAGTATTAGCCATTAGAAAGAAACTCCCTGACAGCAATCACCGTCCGTGATTGATTTACAATTAACGCACTGATAGTGTCCATGGACAAAGATCTTTGATTCACGGCACCCACAACTAGGACAACGATTCCCAAGTTCGTCCATCAAACCGCTTTGAATCTTTTCTGTTTCTGTCTTCAACATAACTACAATGCACCCATCCTGAGTCTGGCACATCCTTCTTATAAAATTCTAATATCAACTGATCATAATCTAAATTATCTTTTACCCACATTGCAAGTTCAAGATTAGGAACACCAGGTATTTCAAAATCAACAGCTTGACCTTGTATATGCTGTGATTTACTGGAAGATCCAATTTCCGTGTTTAAAGGTAAAGAACGAAAACCACTCGAAGGTGTAAACGGTATACCGTAATGAACCCTAACGGGCTCCAGTATGTTCTCGCATACCCTTTTTAAATTTTCTATTTCTCTTTCGTTAGGTTCGTTTTTAATACCCTTACGAACTGCTGTCTCGGATCTAGTCAGTTCTTTTAAAGAGAAGTGTGTTGAAAGTCTTATCATTGTGTAGGTGTTACTCCTAAAAGTTTATTACGTTCAATTTCTCTTAATATAGAAGCAGATCCTGGCACGTTACCTGATTTAACCGCATCTCTAATAACCTGTTCATAAGATAACCCTGGTCTAGGAGGTTCTACAGGAAAAGATCGTCCATACTGAGGCTCAGTAGTTGAACCTTGATCAATCCTTTTAGCAGCTTTTCTATATTCTTCTGTCACATCTTTTTGAGCCTCTCCTCCTACTTCACCTAATATCCCACTACCCAAAATAATAGAAGCCTCTGAAGCTATTAAATTAGATAATTTGTTTGCGTTATAAACAGTGAATAATCCCTTATCTTTAATTAAATCTCTAGAAGGAATATTGGCTCCCGCTTTTATAGCTTGATCATATTCAGCGGCTCTTACTTTTGGAGATGTAAGAAGTTTAAGCACACTAGGATTTCTTAATGTTCTAGAGGCAATTAACATACCAGTAACAGTAGCTGCAGCAGTGCCAAACATGCCATTATACAGCATTGCCAGTAAGGAAAGAGGTAATGATGCTTGTACTAGACCTCCAAATCCAGCTATGGGTTTGTCAGATATTTTAACAGCATTATCAGCTAATTTATTTAATTGTTGAACAGTATCTTTACCAAGAATGTTAGTAAGAGCTCCATTTTGATTTTGAGATTTTAGAGCTGATTTGAAACTTTCTCCCCACCTACCAGTTTGAATAGTTCCAGCTTCAAAGCTTTCTTTAATACCGTTATGAATTAAATTATTCATAACCATATCTTTAACTCCACCGGGTTTACTTAGTTCAGCATCCCCCACAACAGTTTTTAATCTTTGATAAGAGTTAGGGCTTTTAAGCAATCCGGAAACTAACTCAATAGGATTTTTTATATTTCCAGTATTTATTGCAGAAAGAACAGCATCTTGAGATTCAAGAGTAGCTCTATCAAATATTTCTTTCATAGATTCAATACTAGCTTTTAAAGGTTGATTAGACAGAGTAGGTAAAGCATCAAATAATTGTTGGGCAGATTTCCTATCTACAGCAGACAATTGAAAAGCTTCCATAGCCTCTCGCATTGATTTAGCGTTAGCCGATCCAAACAAAGCATCCTGAACATCATTTCCTAATGATGTAAATTTCTTAGCAAATTCAGCAGGGTTAAAATTGTTAACACTATCTACGGCAGCTTCTTTAGTTTGAGATATCCAAGTTTTAGCTAAAGAGTTCCTTACCGATTCTCTAATAACTTGAGGGTTTGTTCCAGCTCTTGAAAGTTCTGTTAAATCGTCAATTTGTTGAAGATAAGCTTTTTTCTGAGATACCCTAAACACATCATCAACAGGAAGTTCGTCTATGAATCCTTGAATCTTAGGCACAGTTCCTTCTAATCCAGAAGATCTAACTAAAGCTTCCGCTCTTGCAAATTGATTTTCATCTACAAGTCTGCGAACATTTTCAAGGACTTCTGTAGCTCCCGGTTGAGCTAATTTTTGAGCCATATTTTTAGTTGGAGTAACTGCTTGCAAATACATTGCTAATCTAGGAGCATTCATAGGTTGTATGGCAACTTTAGCAACGTCTATGTTACTAGTAAAAAATCCACCTTTAGCATTTTTAAGTATTGAATTGAGAGCAGTATTGTTAAATTGATCTTGACCCTTCATATAAAATGAATTGGCTTGATTCCATTCGTTAAGACCTTGTCTAAGATCGGATAATTCACTTGGATTTAACGTAACTTTTCTATAAGACTCTCCAATACCTTTAGCTATATTTCCAGGAATAGTTTCTATTTTAAATCCTTGAGCTACTTGCTCTGCCAATTCAATTTGCTTAGAAGTCATAAGATCATCTATAGAACCTAAAAGTTTATTTATTCCTCCTTGAGCAGCACTTGAAACAAGTTCTGTATCTCCCCTAGAGATACGAAGAGCTGTTTTTAATTGTTGAAGCTCACCAATAGACACTTTTCCTTCAGCCGCCCTTTGTTCGATTTTTTTAAAAAGAGAGCCTCCATAAGAGACAAAAGGATTGTCACTAGAAAGAGTTTCTAAAGTTTGAAGAACAGGAGCTAGATCGAAAACACCTGCTTTTCCCATACTTTCTCCCGCAATATCATAAAGATTGTTTGATTCAGTTTTAAATAAAGTAGCCGCAAGTTGTAGACTTCTTGTATATTCTTCGGGCAAACTTTTGCTAGGAACAAACGTAGCTTCGTACTCTGCTAATTCTTTAGAAACAATATCTTTAAAATGTTTTTGACTTAAATCAAAAGCTTCATCAGGATTAGCTAAACTTTTTGATATTTGTTTTGATATTTGTTCATTATTTTCTGTGAGCAATTTTGTAGCTTGCTTTTCGTCTAGTATCCCCTCATCAAGTTGTTTAAAAACATCGTTAATATATTTATAATTAGCTTGACCTACCGAAGGATTTTTAAATAACTTTTCATATATAGCTTGAGCACGAGCAGACAAACCTTTTCCTGCAGCGGCTTCAACCGTAGGAACTGCTCCACTACGAATGGCTATATTCATGTTAGATAAAGCTTCTTCTCTAGCGGCTCTTTTTGCTAAATCTCTAGGACTAAGAAAGCTTTGCATAAAACTGCGTCCTGTATTATCTTTTGCAAACGCTTCAGTTAGTTCTTCAACTCGTGCGGCAGAAATTTCTGGGCCAGGACCCTTAATTAATCGTCCAATTCCTTTTGCTAATAGACGACCACCACCTTCAAATGTAGCATTTAAAGCAGCCGTTTTTGCAATTGAAGAAGCTACTTCGCCAGCAGATTGACGATTTAGTCCTTGAGCCCACTCAACAGCTTCATCAAGAGCTTTTGCTAATCCTGCTGCAGTTCCTACAATAGCCATTCCTGGAACGAATCCAAGTCCTGTTGTTGCAATACTTGCTCCAATTGCAGCAATAGTTTCAGGTCCAGCTTCACCAGCAAAATCTGCAAAATCATATCGAGTAAATCCAGGTGCATCTAAATAAACAAGACCTGTATCTGCTAAACCATATTTTTCTCGTATTCTTGGATCAACTTTTTCTTGATCTATTACAAAAGTATCAGGATCTGTTCTTATACTAGTGCCTTGACCTAAAAGTTGATTTAAAAGATTTTGTTTTTCTTCATCGTTATCCATTCGACCTACTTGATAACGAAGAAATAAATTTTCAACTTCTTCTTCAATTTCTGGAGAAGGAACAGGTGCAGGTGAAACTTCTGGAGAAGGAACAGGTGCAGGTGAGACACTAGAACTTGCTGGAGAATCCTCTAGGAGAGTGAAAGAGTAATTAAACACATCTCCTTTTTCGGCAGGAAACATTTCTTTTATTTTATTTAACTCTTCATTTGTAGGAACACTTCCTTTAATTTGTCCCGTTTTAGGTCCTTGAGGAGTTTGAATAACTATTCTACCCATTTCAACTACCTATTACGAAGTTAAAGTCGTCTGATAAAGGACCTACTTGATCTTCGCCTTTTCCAAATTTTTTAAATTTAGGTCCTTTTTCAAATAGCTCCTGTTCTCTTTCTAAAGCCATCATTTGCTTTGCACTGGATGGAATACCAAATTGACTTAAATGTGTTTTAGCTTCAGCTCGAATAGCTGTTAGTCTGTCGTTAAGGGCTTGTTCTGTTTGACTGATAGCAAGTTCTATTTGTTTCGGGTTTCTAAAGATACCTGCATTTAATTCAATTCTAAATCCTTTAGAAGCATCATCAGGATCATTTGGTATGGCCTTTAAACCAAGCGTCTGAGCAATCATTCTTCTATCAGCATCAGAAATAGTCTTACCACTTTCATCCAAAAGAATAGGGGCGATTTTAGCAAGAACAATTAAAGATTTAGTTTGAGCTTGATCTCTTAAACCTAAAGTTTCAGTTGCTCCTACACTTTCTAAATAATCAACAACACCTTCTGCACCAGGAATAGATCTAATGATATCTGTAGCTTGATCTAAAAGTTGACCTGGTCCACTAAACTTTCTAGGGTCACTAATAACTAAATCTAAAATTTCTCGTACATCATTTCGAAGATTAAGAGCTGGTTGTTGAACATTCCTGTATGCACCCATAAAGGCATCTAGTTCACTAGTATTAATCATGTTTTCTGATTTAGCACCAGCAAGAGTAGCTCCATAACTAGGAATATAATAATTAATTTTTAATCCACCCTCTTTTACGAACCGTTTAAACACCTCTACCTGTTTTGGTGTTCCATATTCATTCATAGCTTTAACGTGTTTAGCATTAGCTACAGTATCTTGATTATCTAAAAAGTCACTAGGTTTCCATGAACCTCTATCAAGAGGCATAGCTTTTACACCTAAAGCACTTAATTTTTTAAAAGCTGTTTCGTTAAGATTTAAAGTAGTACCTTTTGGAATAAACACAGCAGGATCGCCTTTCTTACCGCCTATTAATTCAGGATCAATGGTTGTGCTTTCTGATACCCACCAATCTTTAGGAGTAAGCATCCTTGTTGCTTCTTTAATTTGAGACGTTGTCTGTAAATTTTTAAGTCCAGAAACAGCTTTTCTAACTTCTTTATCTCTGCTCAAACCTTCTTGAATAGTAAGTTTTGCTGCTGTCATCTGACGATTTCTTTCTGCTTCTTTTTTATTATTTTTAAATTTAATAAGAGCAGGTAATCCTTCTTCAACACCCTTTCCTATATTAACAAGAGCATTCGGATCTTTTCCAGCCATAATAGAAGCCCCTAGCATAGCTATTAACAAGCCTTCCGTTTCAGGATCATCTTCTACAGCAGGTAAGAGACTTTCAATTTCATTTTTAAAAGCTTCCTTATCAAACTTAGCACCGCTTGCCGCTTTTATTGCAGACCCAATAATTCCATCTATACTATCAGATAAAGCACTCGCAGGAATATTTTTTGGATCTTGACCTAAATACGCATTTAAACCGCCTAAGTTTTGAGTATATTTATTTAAATTTTTTGAAACTTCATCTGAAAAAGGTTTCTTTTTAGTAACATCACCTCCAAGATCTACATTTTCTTGTTTTACTAATTCATCATCAATATTCATTCCAACTAATGGTGTTTCTGTCAAATCTGTAGAAGGAACCGATAGATCAGCATCTATGTCTCTTCTTGACCTAAAAGATGGTGTTCCTGTCAAATCTGTAGAAAGAGGCTGTTCTGTAGAAGGAGGCTGTGCACCACTTTCTTCTCTTTCTTGCGGTTGCGTCCTAAAAGCTCCTGAGTCAATCATTTTATTAAATCTTTCAACAGAAGATTTAAAATTAGGAAGAAAGGACATATCCGTAGGCGGAGGAGCTGCTTCAATAACAGCTTCGGCTACGGTAGGTTGCGTCCTAAAAGCTCCTGAATCAATCATTTCATTAAATCTTTCAACAGAAGATTTAAAATCAGGAAGAAAGGACATATCCATATCAGGAGCTTGACCCAAACTAATAGCACCACCGCCACGCTGAAAACGTGCAATACCACCTTGGGCCATGGGCATTGCACCGCCCGTCATTGGTGCAAGGATTTCCTGAGAAACAGCATCTATCAACGGTTCTGAAGAGGCTAATATTCCCGAAGGTTCTTTTTTCATAGGAGTGCTTATAGGTAGCATACCACCACCCGCAAACATTTTACGTTCCGCTAAAACAGACCTAACTGGTGATCTTCTTCTCATGTTTATTATCCAAACAATCCACCTAATGGGTTTTCTAAAGCTTTATTTATACCAAGAGCACCAATACCTAATCCTATAGCCTGTGATAAAGGACTTGGCTGTGGTGCTGTACCCACAGCTAATGTAGATGCAGAAGAACCTATCTGAGGCTTGAATATATCACTCATAAAGCCAATACGCTGAAACGGTTCATAAGCCTGTTGAAGCTGTGTTTGTCTGGCAGCATCAAGCTGTCTTTGTGCTTGAGTCTGACCTAGAGCTCCTAATTGTGATTCAAGTTGCGCTTGTTGCGACAAAAGATTTGCACCTGCACTACCTAAGTTAGCTTGAGCTGTACCTAATCCAGCAATACCGCCTCCCAAACGAACAGCTTCTGTTCCTCGAGCAGATCCTAAACCACCTAGCAATTGAGAAACTCCTTGTTGCCTACGCTGTTGATTTTCAAAGGCAGTCTGGGCAGCATTTTGTGCCTGATTGTAATTACGACTTAAATCTTCAAAAATTCTACGGCTTTGTATATCTGCTAGGTTTCTTCCTAATTCAGCTTCCTGAAGAGCAAAACGACTTCCACGTGTAGGACTTACCTGATCAGCTCTGTCTCTTAAAGCCCTACGCTGTATTTCTGCTTGTCGATTCATTTCTGCAAGAGCATTTTGTGTAACAGCTTGCTGATACGGATCCATAAAAGAAGCAATGCCCGTTGGGTCAAAAGTCTGTGCTGTTCCAGCCGCTTGAGTTGCAGCATCTGTGAATAGTTGATCAACACCTGACCCTACATTTTGCAGAGTGCTTAATCCTGTGCCAATGGTTCCTCTAGCATCTGTTATATAATCTTGAAAGGAACCGATACCCCCAGCCGTTGCAATGGCTTGTTGCGTTAAAGGATCAAGAGAAGCTACTTGAACAGCGGGTATGTCTACAGGTGTTTCTCCACGAGCAAAACTTGACTCCAATAGTTTCTTTTGAAACTCTTCCAGAAAAGGAGCTTGGCGTACAATTTGTTCTGTTACAGTGTCAGCCATTATGCTGTTCCTTTCTCAAACCTATTCATCATATCATACATTCTTGCGGCTCCTAAATCTCTATCTCCATTTCCAGCATTTCTCACTGCTTTTGCTGTCATTACAAATTCACCATCAGAAAGCATTGCAGGGATACTATCTGAAGTACCTGTTCCTGGTCCTACGATTTCTCCTCCACCCGCTACGGCTGTTATGTTAGATAGAGGATTCGAACCAAACATACTTGCTAATTGAGAAGCACTGTAAGAAGGTGTGCCATACCAAACATTTTTTAATGATTGTGCGGCAGGAGAACTTTTATCCTGTATACCTTTCCATTGTTCGTAAGCCTTTCTTTTTGGACTATCTGGTAACCTCTCAAGCTGTTCTGCTACACTTAATTCATCAGGAGTTAAAGCATCTGCAGCTAAATAGGCTCCTATACCAAGAGCTCCTGCTCCAGCTAAACTTGCAGGTGTTCCTGTTAATTTATCCCCTGTTATAAAACTGCCAAAACGCTCTAATAAACCTTTTTCAGTTGCTCCTTTAGTTGCTTCTTTAACTATTTCTGTAGGTGCTGGTCCTTCATAAGATAATGTTAATCCAGAACCAAGATCATCATCACCACTAGAACCAATCAGATTAAGATTGCCAGAACCACCACTAAAAATACCATCTCCTTTAGCTACTGCCATATCTCTTTGTGGTACAAAAGAAGGAGATGGGTTAGCTACTGATCTACCTTGAAGACGACTAAAGTTTTCAGCAGACATTCCTCCTGTAGGAGGAAAGCTTATAAGACCAGAACCAAATAATTTAGGACCAAAGATGCCCTGTGCTAACGGATTTGAAGGACCAGAAGAAGCAAGATTACTTAAAGCGGTAAAAGGTTCTGTAAGACCTTTACTAAGACCACCTAGAAAAGTGCCTGTAGGACTCATTGCACCCGAAACTCCTCGACCAAGAGCTCCGATACCATAACTAAGAGCCATGGATTTAAGAACGTCTGATGCAGAACCACCTGTTAAAGAAGTGGTTAATCCTGATGCAAGAACACCACCAATACCAGGAGCAATCGCATTACCTATGATTGGAGCCGCAACAGGTAAAATCTTTTTAGCAACCTTTTTAACGGCTTTAAATATTTTTTTAAAGAAAAACTCAGGCTGACCTGTTATAGGATTGATTGAATTAAGTTGATTGCCCACCACATAACGATCTGGGTTTTTAATACCCATTGTTATCATTTGTTTAAACAAATCTTCTTTTAAACCCGGATTTGCATCTAATACTTCTTTGGGTACAACAGTTTCACCTTCTGCAGCGTGAACCATATAGTTATCACCATAACGGCCTAAAGTAGCTAAACCATTAGCTAAAACTTGTGCATTAGGTTCACCTGAAAACTTGGGAGAAGTATCTGTTATCATAGTTAAGAAATCTCCAAAACGCTGGCGAAGGCATTAATCTTCGAAGCTGTATCACAGTTTAATTTCAGCGTATCACCAGACTCTAAAACAAAAGGTCCGGAGAGAGACGTATCAGCATCTGCGGCAATACTAGCTTTTTCTAATATAGCAGTTGCCGATGCAGAACTATCGGTTATCTTAGGAAATACCACAATAGTTCCAGAATGACTATTATAAAGATTTAAGTTCTTAATCAAAGCTGTTGTTGCTGTCGGACAAGTATAAATTGTGACATCTCCTGTCGATCCAACTACTGTTGCTACATTTTTATAGATATTAGCCATTATTCCATAAACCAAGTTAAACTATTATTGTCATCTTGACTCGTAATTTGTTCTGGAAACTCTATTTTTGTTAATGCCATCTCTAAATCTCTTAAAATCCTTACAAAAGTAACTGAATCATACTCTGAAGGAGCTAAAGGCATTGATTGTTCTAAAAGTTTTACCATTAACGTCTGCCATCTGGACGAATATTTAGGCGTAAATCACCCAATGTCCATGTTAAATCTGTTACATTACTTTCAATTCTAACAACAGCTTGTCTTGATCTGCTACGAATAAACGATTGTTGAGTTGTTGAAGTAATTTCATTAGTTGAGGTTGTTGAAAGACTGTCTCCTGGAAAGTTTCTTGTCTTTAAAATATAATTAACAGAAGCAGTTGAATCTGAACTTGTAATATCAATATCGGGTATGAGACGATCTACAAACATAAACTGTTCTCCATCTCCAAGATCAAAATCAGAAGACTCAATAAAAGAAGTCATTGCTGATCCGTCATCATTGTTACCGCTTTCATGAACATACACAAAATTTGTACCGCTTGAGTTTTGTCCACAGGCTCTAGGATTATCATGTAGACCATAATCAACCCAAGCAGTTCGAGATAAAGTTCCCAAATCCCAAGTATTTTCTGTAAAGTTATACTTTACATAGCGATCTATCTCTAATGAACTAGCACTGGGATAAAACCAAAAAACCTCATCGAACATTTTATTAGAAGCGGCAAAACATTTAAAGTTTTGTTCAAGATTTATGTCATCAAAAACATATCTTAAAAGAGTGCATGGAATTGTTTGAACGCTACCTGTATAAGCGTAAAAGTTTTCACGATCAATCCAGAATACTTTATCTCCAACAGTTGTTGCTGCATTTGGTCCTAATATGGAAACGTTATTTGCAACCATATTCAGAGAAAATACATTTTCCCCTCCTACATGAGCTAAAGAATGAAGAGATGTATCTGTCCAAATTAAAACTTCCTGACGAGTTTTTTGTGCCGTTAGAATTTCAGAACCAGATGAAACGTGTAAATCTCCCGCATTTCCTGTAACAGTAGGGGTCCAATCAAAAATATTGTCATTGACAGTATTAGACCAGCGAACAAGTAACATGTCCTGATCGGATCCTCCTAAAGGATTACAAGCAAAACAAAGAACATGCTGTTTTGGTCCAACCATTATTCTTCTTGTTATAGTAGGAGCATCAGAAGCACCAGATTGAGAAGCAAGGCTGGAAGCACGATTACCCACACCTAATGTTTGATCCCAAAAATAAGGTGTTCCATCAAAGGCATTAAATAATAAATCTTCTTCATAATTATCTTGTGACCACAAACGAATATTAGATCCAACTTCTGCTGAAGTAGAAGAAGCATCTCCCCATCCAATAAAGTCATTTGCCTCTTTAACAACTACTCCGTCACTATGAGATACGGCTGTAGTTCCTCGAACTCCTCTAACAACTCCTGCATCAATCGTATTAGATGATTTGCCTGTATACTGAATTAATTCATCATCAATTAATATGAGACCAACAAAAGTAACCGTATCACCGCTAGATGAACTAGCGGCGGTGGTCCCATCATCTCCTCTTATTATATCACCAAATATATTGTTAACATTACTTCCATATCGAATGTTCTCACTACCTATTTTAATGGTGCCTTTACTAGGAAAACCTGAAGAATCCGCAACAGGTATTGTAGTATCAGATGCTGTTCGATTAGAAGATGTTGTTGTGCTTGCTGTTTCAAAGTTTGAAGCACTTGTTAAAGTAAAAGAAGTATCAGAATTACTAATTCCACCAGAATCATTTAAGGTAGTCTGAGAATACCCTGTAGAATATCCTGACCAAGAACCTGCACCCCAACCATTTCCTGCTATAACAGTTTCAAGACCTGTGTTTATCTGATAAACAGCTACCACAGAAGAACCACCTCCCGCAGTGCTACCTGAAGAAGCTGATCCTGTTGTGGATATGGTATAAGAATCAGAATCAATAAGAGTTATCTGATGTTCAGCATTTATTAAAGATGCATTTATGCCATCTGTTGTAGTGGCACCGCTAAGAGTTACAAAATCTCCGTTAACAGCTCCATGTGATGGAGCAGAAACTGTAATTACACCACTACCCGCAGAACCTGTCGTAAGAGGATTTGATCCTAATGCAGTTGTTGCTCTGATAGGAGTTATATCGTTATATCCACCACCTTGTTCTATATAAAATTTAAACTGAGTGCCTAAACCCATAAATTTAGCACCCGCAAAAGAAGACCACACATGAAGAGATCTTCCTACCCCTTCAATAAGATTACTGCTAAGACGAACCCACCCGCCTAACTTTTCAGGTCGTCCTTTTCTAAAGCGAATTAAATTTGAATTAAACCAGCCATTTTCAGAGGCATAACTAGTAGTTTCTCTATTAACGCCTGGTCTAAAGTTTATTTTAGCTAATGGCATTTACCTACCCATTCTAGATTAACGTTTGCATCTAGCTTGGCTCAGTAGGCCATGTTATGGTCCCCTGAACACTTGTATCATCATATTTTGAAGGCAGATCCCTGAGTTCCTGACGATAGGTTTTCCAGTTGTCAGGTAAAGACAAATCACTGCAAGCTCTCCAATCGCAATCTGCTAATTTTTGATCTCTTTGAGTCCGAAGTGAGACCCAAGCCCTAGTGTGCGCTTCATCGTTATACGATTTTATCTCCGCGTCACGAGCGGCTTGTTCTGCATCT